TGTCGCACTGTTCTTTTGGTCGTTGGTCCCGTAGCATTGTTCGTAAGACAGACCCAAAATTTTCATGCAAACTGACTGCTTGAGAATATCGGCAAAGCTATACAGCTTGATGTAGTCGTCAACTCTGGACGACAAAAAGTTTCTCATGTCGATACTAGGAGCGGATACATCCAGAATACCCCTAGCTGACTTGTCTCCTTCGATATCATTAATCCACAGTTCGCCTTTGTCGGTAATTTTGAACGCTGTGGTTATTCCGATTTGCTGAAGCGTGAGACCTAGCAAGAAATTCGCAGCAGTGTTTTTGCCAGAGTTTTTACGTCCTGAAAGAGCCAAAACCTTAGTCATCGTAATCTTCCTAAATAGAGTTTGGGCAATGTTTACTATATAATTGTTTCAATTTATCAACGGTCATGTCGCCAACGTCTGCGTCATCCAGTTTAGGAATGATGATATTGTATTGGTGTTTGCACCTTTCTTTAATGTCTTCGTTTAGCTTTCGCCCTGCTGCATCGTTGTCTCCCATCAGCACCAAGGTCATGGCACCCGACGTATCCAGCATAATCTTTTGCTTGTCGGACATGCTAGAACCAAATAGCCCTACGGCGTTTCTGATTCCCGCTTCTGCTAATTTCCAGACATTCCCAGGGCTTTCCACTACTACGGCAATTCCGGTATCTAATATATTATTCTTTGCTTTCCAGTAGTTATAAAGATGTTCTTCGCCCTTAAAGCCTTTGTTGTGCATCCACTTACGGATTGGAAAGTTTGCGTCTGGACACGCCCCTCCCTCTTTGTGACAATTCTTACAAAATGGGCAAAACGGCCAAATACTTCTTCCAGAACACCCAATCATATACTCGTAGTTGTTATCGTAAATAGGGACTACCGCCCTAGCATACATGAACTTGCGAGGGTTAGCACAAAAGCCAACGTCATATTCATCTAATACTTCGGACGAATATCCTCTATCAATATAGTATTGTGCCGGTATTTGTAAAGACAAACGTACTGCTTTTCTCTTTGGTTTAGATTTGTCTACGGCATTCGCTTTACCGTTAGCTCCATGAAAGTTTTTAACCTGACGAATAAACTTAAGCTTTTCTGCTGCTTCATAATCTATCTCTAATATATCTATGTCTATATCAAGAAATGATATACACCAGTTAACTGCTTCTTCAAAAGACGTTGTTTCGTCGCCGGGACTTTCCCATCCATGATTTTTGCGACTTAGCAATCCCCGTACTAGGCCAATAGGGCTACCTATAAAGTGTGCCTCGCAACCATGACTGAAGCACTTCCAATGACCACCTTTACCCGTCTCATTCTCATGAAACAAATTAAAAGCGCTTTCGTTATCTCCCCCATGTATGGGGCACTTCCCCACGTACTTTTTATAATCTGATTTAAAGCTTATCCCAAAGTATGCAAAGATATTATCAACATTCTTAAGAATATCTTGAGAGATAAGATATAATTGATGTTGGTCGTTAAAATGGAATTTGTTCTTCGTATTCTTCGTCATCTTCCTCAACCTCGAAGCCCTTATTATTGACTTCTTCTGCCGCTGCCTCAAATTTGGTTTTACCTTCGGTGACTTTGGCGCACCAGCCTTTCATATCGCAATTAATATAGTTTTTGTCGTGCCATTCCTCACCATGTCGTGAGATAATAGGGACTAGCTTTCGATTTCCTAGTGATGAGCCATCCTCTGCTATTTCTTCGTCTGATTTCTTTTTGAAGATTGCAAAGTTTGAGCATAGCCAGATAATTCGGTCAGACCCCGCTGCTACATCAGTGTCTTCTTTGTTGATTCCGTCCCGGTTTAATTGCATGAAGGCCAGAACTGGGATTTGATAGCGCATGGCAAAATTATGCAGGGTAGTCATCATAAAACCTAACAATTGATATTCTTTCATGTCAGCGCTAATGCCGTGAGAATCCATTAGCTTCAAATAGTCATAAATCACCACACACTCTTTGGCTGTACCATCATCGTTGAAGCCTACTTCTTTAGCGAGCCATCTTCTCATAATAGATAGCTGGTCTTCAAAGCCCATTCCCGAAATAGATATGTGATGATAAGGAACGTTGTCTTCTTCTAGCTTTCTTGCTGCTTTCAAAACCCTCTCCTTAACATCGAGCTTGGCGGCATACTTGCCGGTTTCGATATCTCCGATAGTTGATTCGGTCAGCATAGCCAGTGTTCTGTGCTGGTGGTCTTCCTTGCGCATCTCAGTATCCATGTTCAAAACTGGAACCCCCTGAGAAGCCAAGTGATATCCCATGTTGTCGCTCAGTATGGTTTTTCCTACCTTGGGCCTAGCACCAATAATATTAACAGTACCAGGGCGTAACCCGCCCCCAATAGCGTTGTCATAGTGTTTAAATCCAGTTGAAAGACCTAGCTGGTCTATAGGGTTCTCTCCAAGATATGTCACATAGTCTACAAGGCCTTTTCCTATTGTTACTGGTCCGCCTTCGTTGTCACTAAGTAACGACGATAAATCAAACACCGCTCCTTCGGCGATACCCAAGATGTTAACGATGCTTTCATCGCCGTTCAGTTCTAGGTATTTGTCACTTGCTTCTTGCAACTGTTCTCGCACAAGTCTTGCAACTTGTAGTCGCCGGATTTTACCAGCTAGTAATCTTACGTTGTCTAGGGAGATTGGAAATCCAAAGATAGCCTTTAAGTGTTCTACCTCAGTCTTCTTTTCGAGGAACTGAAGGATGCCTATGGACTTGGCAGCAGAATAGATTGACGCAACATCAATCGTACCATGTTCGTCTTGTTGGAAAATATGCTGAAGGCATCTATAAATAGACGCATTAGAATCTATCGTGAACGTAGTGCTTTGTAATAAGTCGGCAACATCAAAGTATGCTTCTTCGCCGTGCTTACATATTCCAGCTAATACGCCACGCTCAGCCGCAGGGTCCGCTAATATATTCACGCTAGTTTCCTACTGACGACATTATACATCTATCACAGGTAAATTTGTAGCCTTCTCCGTCATTAACGGCTAATTTTGATGATATCTCATAAAAATCGCCACACTTCTGACATTCGGCTTCTACTATCGACTGCCTAAGACCTCGTCGAGAAACCTGATTATTGCCCGATAGCCTTTGGTCTGCCTCTCTGTCGTCGTTGACTGTATTATTCCAACCCTGCTTGAAAAACAAATTTTCCCGTACTGTGCTGGTGTTTACCGGCTCGGTTCTGGCTGGAGTCGAACTTCTACCGGACCCTTTTCCTCGGCTCCGATTTTCTCTGTGTTTTGTAAGGTCGAAATCCTTGAGGTCGCTGCCTCTTTTTCGGGTTCTGCGTTGCCCGGAAGTAGGCTCTTTTGGGGTGCTTTCTGGGGTGCTTTCTGGGGGTTTGGATATGAGTCTAGATTCCTCGTCAGGGGCTTGTTTCTTACGTTTCCCTCGCCTTTTTTTATTTTTCTTCTTGGGACTGGGGTCATTTTTAATAGAGTCTAATATAGAGGATAATTCGTTAATTTGGTCATCGCTCATATTTTCGATTAATTTGACTAAAGCTTTGGTTTTTTCATTGTCCGACATTTTTCTTTACCCTCTGATTAGCAATCATGACTTCAGATAGATACTTTATGTTATTAGATAAGAATGACAACCTATCTAGACGCAATTGTGCAGCATTAATAATCTTTTGTATTCTATCTACATAAGTATTCTCTTCAGCCATGAGGGCTACTCTAACTTCATACTTAGTGTACTTACTATAGTTACTGTAGTCTTTAGCGATGGACTCACTTAAAACCGCCTTAGCCCAGTTTAGTCTGGCACATTCTCGGTTGTTGAGCCTTTGGATGTATAGCGCATATTGAGCTAACCGATAAGCAATAGACGCACAGCCCTCGGCAGACAATCTCTCAATCTCATCCCTGCTCATGCTAAAATACTCTTGGAGTTCTTCTTCGGAGCCTGGGCTAACGGGAGTGGGCAAACCAGCGTGAGCCTCATAATCGTTGAGTATCTTGGTTGCCGCTTCCATTCTCTCGTCGGCGGTTAAAGCATTATTTTTTTCTGCCATTGTTCTTTCGACTCGTTGTAAGGTAGTTCGATTGTAGTTATGCCGTTTAAAGCACACCACTCAAGTTTAAGTCTATCATTCTTTCTGGAAATCATCCAGCCAAATCTGTTTTTATGAAAGAACTCCACAAACTCATAGTGCTGTCGCCCATGAACTTCGATTGCCATTTGTAGCATAGGTACATAAAAGTCTAGGTAAAGCTTTTTTCTGGGCGCAACGTAAATCGGAACTTCTTCATAGATTAGTATAGTGGGGTACATCTCCACTAACAATTCACGAGCCAGCAAGTGAGGCTGACTACGATTCTTAGTATCTGTTCCGATTTGTTTTCCGGTAATTTTCCATTTATGTTTATTGCCATCCAGGTCATTGACTATCATAACCCAGCATTTCTCTAAACTTAGAATAGAGGTCGTCAAATAAATCCTTATCTTCCCTTAGCAGGCTTGCTGCTTTCTCTTTGCCCTGTGCTCGTTCCCCACCGGGAAACTGATACCAAGCACCAGACTTTTCTATAAGACCTATGTCTGGGCCGAGCATTACTAGCTCATACGCCTTATCAATGCCTTCGCCGTATCTAAGTAGAGACTCGGTCTTTAGGTTCGGTGGTGGCCCACTCCATAGCGAAGAAGTTGAACACTCCCAAAATATCTCTTGGCCTATTATAGTGTCATCCTTCATGTACGACTTAGAATATAAAGCGTTCAGCTTGACATGACAGGCATATTGTATTTTCTGACCAGATGCCTCAGTCCATGTAGACATCCCCTGGCCTTGGTTGGCGATGCGATGGGTAATACCTATTACGATGCTATCGTTTACAGGAAGAGTGTTACAGATACGCCGACAAAACCTAGCCAATAACAATGGAGCATCTGCTCTATACCTATCACCAATCTTAGCTGACATTTCTCCGGCGGTACATAGCTGAGAATAAGAGTCTATGATGAAGACATCCCCAGGCTTGGTCTTAATATAAGTCTCAGCAATTTCAATAAATTCTTCAGCGCTTAATATCTTTCCTCGTTTGCTCTGAATAACGTTAAATCTACCGTTGTCTAAGATGAGACCAGGGATACCTTTTAAATCTCGTGACTCTAACCTACCCTCTACATTAAAGAAATAGACGTTCCGGTCACGACCAGTCTCTTGGTTTCTAAATTCGGGTCGTTGTGCCGTTGCGGCAAAGTCTAGGGCGCTAGATGTCTTCCCTACTTTGGGACGACCTGTTATGATAACAGAACTGCCTTCTTGTATACCTCCGTTCAACACCAA